ACCAACTATTCTGTCTCCTCCATTAGCAAATATAACTTCATCAGCTATGGATAGACATTTTTCTATAGCTCCACAAGCAGTTTTATCTGAGTCATCCCAATTTATAACCATTGAAACCATGTCCAAATGTTTAATAATATTGGATCTTTCATCCCAATCTTGAAATGCTTGCTTCTTTTTATCTATCAACCATTCATCACTGTTTAAACCAATGACTAAAAAGTCAGATAATTCACTTGCTGCTTTGAAGTATTCGATATGTCCACTATGTATGGGATCGAATCCTCCTGTTACTAGCGTTAGTTTGTTTACGAACATGATTAACAATCATTAAAGGATTTAGCAATTTCTCCTCCAACATCCGCACCTTTATTACCACCAAACATTGCAACCCATCCAGCAGCTAACCAGCCTACTACAGGGATTTGGGATACAGCTGGTGCAGCTTGTGCTCCAATAGATGTACCTATCAATCTCCCTGTGGATTCTCCAGCTCCTTCAGTTTTTATACAAGCAATTAACTCGTCAGTAATTTCTTCTCCAACTTTGGTAGATGTTTTACCAAGTAGAGTGTTCTCTTCGTATAAATCTACTTCCTCTTGTTTACCTCCGAAGAGACCTTTGGGAGTAGATGTTCTTGTACGAGTTATAAGTTTCTTTGGATCATTTGCTCTGTAAGAAAGAGTGTAGCCGTTTTTAGTTGCAGTTAAGCGGTAAGAAGTGTAAGGACCTACCGGTATATTAAAGGAAGGGATTTTTTTATGGTTTGATGTACTTACTAAATAAGTAATCAAGGACACATTTGATGTACCTAATAAAACAGCGAGAGAGATTGAAAAGATAGATAATCTTTTGTTTTCTCTGTTGCTATACATTTTTCTTAGTATCCGTAGTAATTTTTAGAGGAGCTTGTTCTATTCTAATAATCTGTGTAGGAACAGATGCTGTAGATCCTCCAACCTTATCATCTTTCTTTTTCTTACCACCTGGAGTCACATTAAAAGTTGCTAGGCAACCCGTGAAAACGCTTGCTATGAAAGTGATGTCCTTAGGTGACTTATCATCAGAAATACCCGGTAAACTGATGTAGTTCAAAGAAATTATAAATCCGGCCCAGACCATAACGCCAAGCCGAATGAAGGTACCAAGAATAGCTAACTGCTCTTCTTTATCTTCAATAACCTCTTTTAATTTGGAAAGAGGATTTTTTGATTCTTGTTTTTCTTTTGCAGCTTCCATATATAAACGTAATGCTACATTAATTTTAAGCTATTACTTCTTTGTGACAGGAAAGCCTAGTCCTTTTTTGACCATGATTAGAGCAGCGTCATCTAATTCTGTATCAGTAGACTCAACTAATTTTTCTAGCAATTGAATTACTAACTTCTTAACTGAATCTGAAGTAGCAAATTTTATCAATATTGGTTTAATTAAAGCAATCATTGTTTTATGTGGTTAACACTCCTATTCTAAGACCTTTTCTTGTAAAAGAAAAATGATTTATGTTCTTCGGATATCACCCAAGGTATGTCTTCATGTGTAGCAAACCATTTCTTGTAAATTCTGAAGAGTTGATCTGACTTTGCACCTTCTGCTCTATACACTAAACAATCTCTATCAGGTATCTCTTTTATCCAGTCTTTTGCAGCATTAACAGCTATACGTAAAGCTTTTACGTCTCTTTTTTTAGGGTAAAAATGGTTTAATTTTTTTACTCTCTTTCTTTTAGTTCTTTCATTTATCCAATCGTTTAAAGCTCTATTACTTTTAGAAGCCACCATTCCTACTAGCCAGAAATATTTTCCATTAGGAAATTTAAAAGGTCTTCTTATTACTTTGAATTTATCTCCGTTGGATAATTTATCCGTTATTACTTTCTTTTTTCTACTTAATTTACACGTCATATACCTTACATTGAGGTAGATAAGGCATTTGTTCACATGTTTTCTCAAATTTAGTAGATAAACTTCCTTTTTTATTTTTCTTTGCTTTTCCGTCTAACAGTAAATTGTAGAGTTTTCTAGCGTTCATTTTTATAAAGTAGTTGTATAAGCGGTTAAGAATTCTGGGAACGGTTCATTTTCTTGTCTTTCTCTACTCCAGGCTGACTTCCATTCCGTTAAGGAATGATCATGAGCGTCATCTCCAGTGAAGTTAGGAGTTGTGTCACAGACTATGTTTGAGATATCAGTATCTTCAAATAGTAAACGAGTAAAGTCTTCTAAAAGTAGAACAGGGAATGGATCGGAGATCTCAACTACTACACCTACAGCATAATCTATTGGCTCATTCCTGACACTAGATATACAAATTAAATATTCTCCTATTGGTAAAGCAAAATATCTATCATCTCCTCTGTCTAATCTTCTTGAATCAAAAGTATTATAAGTATCTGACTGTGCTCCTTGTACAGTTCCCAGATATGGATATTGTCTAGATCCGTCAGTTGTACTGGTTTGATCAATACTATCTGCCTGAAATATAGCTCTTCCTTCTATGGGATTTTTATTTAAATCATAAGCAGAAACGTTTACAAACTTAGGTTTAGTAGAACCATTAGCAATTATTATCCATCCACTTTGTTCTAATTTAACTTTGAACCAATGGTTAAATGAACCTCCTCCATACCCTCCTGCATTAGGTCTTGAAACAGGACCTAAATTACCTTTTAAAACTCTAATAGAAGTTGAATTAAAAGTACCTATCTGTAGTGGATCAGCAGACGTCCTCTGTCTCTGTGGTCTCTGACTTACACGGGTCATATCTTATTTTGTAGTCCTACCCTTCATCATAATCTGGAGCAGCCTCTACATGCAAAGGATGTGCGATAGTTGCCTTATAAGAATCTCTAATTATTTCCTGATCTCTATTTAACATACGTGCTTTAGATATTCTCATTAATTTCTCAGCATCAAAATCAATGTGAAAAGGAGTTAATTTAGAAGGAGGAAAACCTGCATTCCAACTGGAGATCATGTGTAAAGGATTACCACACCAAGGGTTTCCACATAAACGTGTCACACTCATAGTTCCTATATCACCCCATGCACATTGGTAAATAGCTTTATGTGCGTTTACGTTTTCTGATTTTTGTCTACTATAAAAAGTTCTGTAGGAGGGAAAACATACACGATTAGGACTCTTATTACCTGTTAATTTCATGTTCCAACATTCATCAGGCTCTCCTATTTCTACTTTTTTCCAGAGTTTATAATATTTATTTTTAAAATCGTTAGTTAAAAAGTTTAAATCAAAGCCACATATATTGGATTTAATTTTAAGTACACACTCATAACACCAATGATTTTCTATGTCCCTTATTTCATGTCCATGGGGACATTGGTATCCACGATAATAACCATGATTATGTAACTCTGAATCATTTAATTCATGGATGTTTTTTACATGTCTGAAGTTCGTAGTTTCAAACGTTTTTATTACATTAGCCATTATATTTTAAATCCTGAAGCCATTATCTTTTTATTGTTAGGTGTCTTATAAGTCTCAATCAAAGGAGTCCTGTTATCTCTAGTTTCTCCTAGGTGTTGTACGCTATGAGCATCAGGAGAGATTCCCATCCTTAAATAATAAACAATACGGTGAACCATATACACTTCGTTATCTATGGAGACCATATAATAACCAGTTGATTTGTTTAACTTACCCACTGGATCACCTGGACTGTTGCTCGCCTTATTTACACGCCAAACTAACCCGTTTGGACACTGATTTGACAGCTTAAATAACTCGTTCAGCCGCCAAATTGGGGGCATTGGTTTATAATTTCTTGACATAAAACTGTGAATGAACTAATTTTCTTTTTGATTTTAACTTAAATAACAATTTGTCAATAGTGTAATGTTTATTCGCTGTTATTTAAGTCTTATAAGTCTATTAATAGACCTTACATTTTGTCATAATATGTTATTTAGCTCACGACGAAAGTAAAATGATTTCATTCTTAGTTTTAACAGAAAATGAAGTAAAAAGAAAACTCCCCCAGCTGTGATAGCAAGGGGAGTAGCACTTTGCAAACATGAACCTATGACCGAGGGGACCCAAATCCCTCAACCAGATACTAACGCTCTTCCATAGTCGTCTTCAAGTCTTTCTATATCTTCTTCATATAATTCCTTTCCGTGTTGTAATTCCAAGATAATTAGATCACCTCGCATAGCTTTTGCACGGTGCCAAGTATCAACTTCTATAGTAAATGTGTCTTTAGGATGAGCTAAATGCCAAGTACCATCACAATAAACAGATCCAAAACCTGAAGCTATTGTCCACACCTCAGTACGATGATGATGTTTTTGTAAACTTAAACGATTACCTTCTTCAATACATATTGTTTTTACCTTGAAGTTTTCTCCTTCAAAAGTGGTTTGATACCATCCCCATGGTCTATAAATTTTTACATGATAATTATTCTTATCTTCTTCTATTTGTCTTCTATTTATACAACAATTACAGTTACAATCTTCCCCTGTAAGATTATCTTTAATCATGTTAATTTAGTTTAAAACTTTACTCTAACTATAACTAATTCTACTTTTTAGATCCAATCTTTCTAGATTTTTTTCTCTTTTTAGGTTTAATTCTTTTTTCAGGCTCTATTACGGAGTGATCAACACCGTTCAATGTGTCCTGGAAGACCCCACCGAACTGTGATGCAATGTTTTTCCAATGAAATTGAGGATCAGTAGCTCTTAGGTAGCAGAGTTCCGCTGTCGCTTTAAGTTTTCCTCTATCTTCATACAGTTCATTAAGGATGCTTGTAAGGTGATCAGCATCTGGGCAAGGCATTTCCCTAGCAAAAGTGGTGTCGACATCAACATGATTACAATTTATAAGTTGTCCATAACCTTCAAATATCTCCTTACAAGAAGTGTGGTTAGGCACTACTTGGGCAACCTTACATGCAGCATGTTCAAAGTTCACCAGACCCCAGCCTTCGCCTTTACAAGTATTCACGCCTACATCACATACATTATATATAGTATTCAGCATGTCCACTTCAACGTTAGGAGGATCTTGAGTATTCGTGGTCATTATTATTCTCCCATTAGGATCTAATCCACGTTTACGCATTTCCCTACTAAACAATGGCATGATATCCCAACCTTGATCCTTTAATCCCATATGCAAATACATTCTGGTATCTGGTTTATCCACTGCAAACTTGGCAAATGCTTCACAAGTTATATCCAATCTCTTACGGAATTGATTCCTATTACCGTTGAAAACAATAAATAAATCTTCATCTAACTTTAACTTCTTTCTAGCCTTCTTTCTGTCTACTGGATAGAATTGACCCTCAGTTACGCCATGAGGAATCACTGCTATCGGTTGAGTTATTCCAGCTTTGATAAATTCTCTGGCTCCGAATTCGGTATATGAAACAATTCCATCCCAATCATTGGCAGTATCTGTTAAACAGCCGACCCAATTATAAGAATCCATGGGAACATAGCCAATGAATTTAAACCTCTTATCTTTATGCATGTCTTGAATTTGTTTATATTGTTCATTAACAATCCACATGTCATTGATAGTGAATATAATATCGGGTTCAATCTTCATCACTATTTCTCTAATACGCTCCTCTCCAAAGGGTGCAGTCTGGAAACGATTAGAGGAAGGATACATTGTATAGATCTTCTGTAGAGGAGAGGGATCTCCCCACCAATTGTTTCCTAATACTGTGATATCAAAATCATCTTTAAGGAACGGTAATACGTTTTCAGTTACTCTTGCAAATCCTGTCTTAGCTACTATATCTCCTATCCATAAAAGCTTTGGTTTTTTATTCATTTAAGAAGTGTATTCTTACTTAAATATACACAATTTTGGAGAGCGTTCCAAGTTTCTTACTAAACGAGAATTAGCCCCTAGTTTTATATATAGGTATTCAATTATATTTTCAGGCTTTGCAGTAGGTCCACAGGTATAAAAATCCATTGCACAGTACTTATGTTCTGGCCAGGTGTGCATTGAAGCGTGTGATTCTGCTAACAAAGCTAATAAAGTAACCCCTTGAGGTTCAAATTTATTACTTGTAACCTTTAACACTGTTGCATTACATAGAGTCAATGAATCTTCGAAGATAGTTTTTAACTCTTCTAGATCATCTAATAACTCAGAATTACACCCATAAAGGTCAATAATTAAATGTTGTCCCAATTGCATGGTCTAAGGGGAGTTTAATATACTTCCATATTGTTCTTTCCACTCTTCTTTATTTAAACCAACTTCAATTATTGAAGGGTAGGTGAGATACTTTTGATCTGATGTTCTACACGCAAGGTTCACTACTCTTACTCCACGACGTTCTTTCATCTTATAAACATTTAAACCTAACTGGTGGACACATACGTCTATTAATAAGGTTTCAAATCTACTTCTACCCAAGATATTACTGTTAGAAGCCTTGGAGAACTCGCAGTAACTTGCATATAACCATTTATCTGAAGCCATATAAACGATTGAAGATCCAGCTGGAGCAGCCTTTGCCAGTCCTATAGATGCAGAAGCATTCTCATCAAATACTAAACAGTGCTCCATCCAATCCATTATCTGATTAGATTTAAGTATCTGTTCTCTATTATGCTTCGCAAAGAAATCGACCTTCTTTGTAGTCTCCATCAAGTATTCTCTCATCTCTTGTGCAGGCATATCCAACACCCAGTTAACTAGACCAGACAACATGGATGAGAAGTCCCCAAAGGGGCGTCCTCGGTCGTCCATATCTATAAGGGTTCGTTGGTCTGCAGACTTGCCTAGGAAGGGCTTATCGAAGGGTATGGTGAGACGTCTACGAGCTAACCCAGAGGTAGGATCGGTAGTTTGAATAGGCTCGTTTGCCGTGATCATAACCAAACCATTGAACTTAAAGGGTTTCTGTGATCCTGACTGAAATTTTCTTTCATGTCTTATTAAATCTCTACCTGTTATTGCCTTCAATACAGATACAGAACCACCATATCTCTCTACATCATTGAATAGTAATAACTTTTTCTTATATAAGTTAGCGGTTTCAAAACGATTCTTCTCCAAATGCTCTAATGAGGAGATCATTGCGTTGTCATCTCCTACCAGTGCATGAGCTAAGTTAGCGTAAGTAGACTTCCCTGACTTTCCTGGACCTACTATTTCAACAAATTTCTGTACGTCTGAATGACTTAGGAGCACCGCTCGCAACCATGCTCTGAGCACTTGCACTCTGTCCCAGTTTCCATCTTGGACTTTTTTAAGCCATTTGATGATGGGTTCACAGGTCGCTTCCGGTGAGTAGTTATATGGCAGCTGCTGGGTGAAGTGCATTCCTCTATCGAATGGGAGGAGTTCTTTTGATTCGATGCAGAGTATTCCATTTTTAAATAATAAGTGTTTGTTATCTTCATACCATTCGTCAAATATTTCAGAGATTCTAAGTTGCTCTACTACATCATTGACGAGATTCATACTATAACCACTAGGTAATAGATGATCTTTCACCACATCTAGCCTATGCTTTACTTCTCCCTTCATCTCTATATCAGATAAGGCAGACCATAATCCTTTACTTTTATATTCATATATAAAGAAACAGTTCTGTTGTTGACTGTATTTCAAATTGCCTTTATAGGTTTGTAATAGTATTTGAGAGATTACATCGGAGGAGGGATTTCTAGGTTTCTGGTCTCTTCCTCTTGGAGATAGGGGAGCTGCAGCCATCTCTAGTTTGGGCATCATAGTAGTAGCAGCTGTAAGTTTAACTTTTTTCTTAGGTGTGTTTACTTTTCCTTGCATTTCTCTTAAACGTTTTTCGTCCTCTTCTAATTGTGCATCATCAACATTCATACTCTTATAGCTTTCTGAAGGCTTCCAACCATTCTCCTTGGCTATATGTATAAGTGAACCTATACCACGACCTCCTCCTTTACTGAAGGAGAACCATCTTTTCTGGCAATCACCTTTACGATACTTGTCAGATTGTTGTGACCATTTATCCCATTCATCTAATAGTGAATCATCTAAAGAATGTAATGATTGACCAACCGTAATCCAGATATCGTAATCATCAGTAGCCTCTGGAGGTAATGCCCACATAGCTTCTGTCGCTAACTGTATATCACGTTCTAAATTTATTCTGGCGTTCAGAGCAAATCCAGGACCAACAATACGTGTATGTTGATTAGAAGGTACACCTTGTTTAGCATTCTTGTTTATGATTGCATTCATCAACCAATCAGGCATATCTGGCAGTTTATTCACATACTCAAACCCTTGATCCTTGGCTGTGTAATAACCTTGAGTATCAGGATGTAAGCCCATCAATACGCCCTGATGCTTACTCCATAAGATTTCTAACTTTTCTTTAGGTGCTTCTGCATGCCAAGTGTACTTATTACGTATGAAATGTTTATGCTGTTCTCTTTTTAACTTATATAGTTTACGTTCTCTACCTTCCTTACCACTACATATAGTAAGAGTATCAGGTAAAGCTTCAGCTATAGAGTCACCACACAACTCTTCTATGGCTTTATATACAGTAGGTCCATCAATATCCACCCAGACTAAACCATAAGGATGATTGTAGACAGGACCACCTAGTAAACCTACGGCTTTACATTCTCCAGTTGTCAGCTCGTCTTCAATATCCCGTACACTGAATGGCTGGTTCTGCCATCCCTTGACATAAGGATCTTTATTTTTCCCTAAAGGGGTCAGTGGCCAATCAATGGGTATCCATGAGAGATTAAATTGACCTGGTTTGAGTTCTTTTTTACTTTCTGTCATCTGACAATCCTTGCATCAAAATGCTTGTTTGGAAATTTTTCTTTTACTATACCAAAAGCGTGTAGGTGCATTTCAGTGGGAAGACAAAAACAATCTCCGTCAGACGCTTCTATCATGCGTTCTTGAAGAGTTTTCATCCACTCACCGATAGAAATTCTGATGTCCATCGATAATTATTTCTCTGTGTATTTATAATCCTATCTCTTCTTATTCAAGAAAACAATGTTATTTTTCTTGCAAAATATTAAGAATTAATCTTCAGAATCTTTTAACCATTTAGCCTTCAAACTTATCTCACCACCTAGCTTTGCCGCTTCTGAATCTGGGTCATCATGTGGTTTCTCTTCAAAGATTGGTTCAAAACTTTCTTTTAATTCTTTATCAAACTTAATTTTATATTTCTTCTCTATTTTATCTAATCTAGCCTGTAATTTAGCTTCAAACCATACTTTTTTAAGCCAAGATATCAGCTCTGTTATTAACTTTCTGAGTAACATTCTTCTATTTGTTTATAATATTCTTCAACAATTTTATACCAATCCTGCCTTAACGAATTAAGGAACCCTCTTGATATTTTAAATATCTGAGTTCTCTCTGGGGTTGATACTAATATAGCTGCTTGTTGAACCTTTAATCCTAAAGTTTGCTCTATCGCAATGTCATATGCTGCAAGCTGTTTGCATGTTTTTTTAAACTTCATATAACCACCTAATAAGTTTCTCCATTCTTGAGTACCTTTTTCATAATCTTTTGGCCATCTACGACTGTAAGGTTTGACGCTAGTTTTTAAATCAGCAAGAGTTAATTTATTATTTACTACTGCAATTATGTCAGGGGCACCAGCCCATGCTCTCCCCTGGTCATCTGATCCCCACACCCGTGCTATATCATCAGAACCTACTGTGAATTTAAATTTATCTAATACAGGAGACTCAGCCCATAACACCTCAGTGAACTGATCCAATATCTTTGGTAAACCTGACCAGAAGTTTCCGTACTCATCCTTTATCTCAGGCTCCTTATCTCCTTTTAGATATTGTTCCATTCCATAATGTATTGCCGTTCCTCTTTCTGCTGCCTGTTCTTTTACTCCCGGATTATTCTTAGACCACATTTCTAATTTCTTTTTATTCTGCTCTGATGCAGTCTGTGTAATTATTGTAGTTACTGAAGGAGCAGGTCCTGAGGGGAGAGGCGTCGTGTAATGTCTTTTACCATTCAATGTAATCCTTACTGGATTCTTGTTAATTTCTTCGAGAGAATTAACGTCTAAATTGTTATTTAGCATTAAATGTTTATTGCCTATTTATAATTTATCAGAATAATTACAAAAAAGGTAATATTTTTTGCGGTTAATTTGAGTTATTGATATGCTTTAATTAAATGCTACTTGTAAGATGCCATCTACTAAAGTCCGCTTTTATTATGGTGAACAAACTGGAGAGAGATTTAAAGGTTTTGCTTATGATGATTTTCCTTCTGAGAAAGCAGATGATCATGAGTTAACTTTAAAGAAAGAGAACATAGATTACGTGAGGATTGAGTTATGAAACTTAAGCAACATGACAAGTTAAAAGAAACAAATAAGGGCTGTAATAATTGGCATGAATATTATGAAGAAGTTAAACCTTTATTAGGACTTAGAGAGATAGGTTTTACAAAAATGTTTGACTATTTAAATAGAATAAAAGATCCTGTAATCGTAGAGACGGGAACGGTTCGTGAAGATTATAATTTTGAAGGTGATGGTTGTTCTACTGTTTTATTTGATAACTACGTAGGTGCAAAAGGAGGGACATTAATAACAGTAGATATTGACCCTGCAGCATGTAAGAATGCAGAGATTGTAACTACTAACGCAGAGGTGGTTGAAAGTGATTCTGTGGAGTTTCTAGCAACCTTAGAAGGTCATGTTGATCTTTTATATTTAGACTCGTTTAATATATACAATTGGCTAGATGATTGGGAGGCATGTGGACATCATTTAAAAGAATTATTTGCTGCAAAAAATGTTATTAAAGAAGGAACATTAATAGTAGTCGATGATAACTTACACATGCAAAATGTTGAAGCTAACAAAAAATTTGGTAAAGGACGTATGATTCATGAATTAATGAAGTCGATAGGTATTCCTCTTTATATAGACGGATATCATATGGGCTGGGTATGGGAGGAGGTAGCATAATGACTACATTAGTTGCTAATTTACCACCTACAAAAGTCTGGGTAAGACGTGAATATCTCAGAGATTTAAGAGATGGACACGGAGAATATACCCTTGGGTATTGGGTTACATGTAAGTCTCTTACAGGTAGAGCATTATATTTTGAAACCTATCTCACAGAGTATGGGGCGTTGTATGACAAGTTACCTATCAGTGCATTTCTTTCCTGGGACCCTGATCATCCACATGAACCTGAACCTCCAAAACCTGATTTACCTTTAACAGATCTACAGTTCTGGAATGGATTTGATACTGGTCTAACAGTTGTAGAAAAGAATCTCATATTCAATATGGAGTTCGAAGTTATGACTAGAACGCAGGGAATAATGAAAGGTACTTATCTATTTACTATTGATAATTATCATGCACATAGAAATGAACCAGATTTTTATTTTGCTGAATCTCCTGATGAACATAAGTCTCATAATATTATTGAGCTAGATAACGGACAGATATGTGCCTATCCAAATAACCGTTGTCGTATGACTGATCCTTCATTGACTAATCATGATCTGAAAACTCCTGACTTCAAAGTATCTACTCGGTATTTCAATGTAGAACATGTACCCAAATGGGGAAGACTAGGGGAAGTTGATGATTATTTCTGGAAGACTCCTAATGAAGTAGAGACAGGAAACGTAACAATAAATGCAGAGGATATGGGAGGTATGACTCCTGATGTCTATAACGCAGTCGTAGAACAAGCAGAACTGGAAGATGAAGCACAATTAGACGAATGCTTTTCAATGGGAACGAGTACAGCCACTGTTGACCTATCCTTACCGACTGGTACAGATGATATAGACCCAGAAGACTATAAAGATTTTAAAGACATAGGACTTACTACTTAATATGTCTTGGGCTAAAGACAAAGATAGAATAAAAGCTAACGTTAAAAAGTTAGTTGAATATAAAAAGAAAGTAAGGTGTGATCACTGCGGTGTCAGAGATCATAGAGTTATAGATTTTCATCATCTTAAAGATAAAGATGGAGAGGTATCTTCTTTTGCACATCAGGGATATAGCTGGAAGAGAGTTCTGAAAGAGATAGATAAATGTATTCCTTTATGTAGTAACTGCCATCGTATACATCATTCTGAAGAAGTTGCCTAAGCTAAAATTATATTAAACAGTTACCGGATAGATGGGAGATTTTCAAGATTTACTTAATAGATTTAGAGGAGTAGTTCCTAATTCAACTCTTCCCAATCCTGAATCTCCAGGAGCACCTAGTCAGATGCCTATGGATATGGGAGGAGGTATACAACAAATGCCTTATAGATATGGAGAACAAGGACAAGAAGGTATACAGCAAATGCCTTATAGAGGAAGTGGTATACCTACTCACGGCATAACTGGAAACATAGGAGGAGGAATACCAGGAACAGCAATAGGTAATATGGGTGGCATGGCTACAGACTTTGGAAAAGGTGTTGAGGCAATAAAAGAAGCTAAAGAAAAAAGCGGCCTCATGAATGAAGAGACTCGTAGAATGATGCAGATGTTACAGGGATACTAATTTATCCTGTACCTTATCAGCCTTTAAAATAATTTCCTGAGCTGCGTCTCTATCAAGACATATCTCTGCTTTAAGATTTAATTTATTTAATTTTTTGTGTTGTTTAGTTTGTCTCATTTAATACTTGTAAGACTGTACTCTTTTTTATAGCTGCTACGTCTTTCAGTCCATTAGCATCAAACCAAGGAGCATTTTTCCAACTGAAACCTTTACCGAAAGTATTGTCAGGAGCAGATATATACCAATGACAAGCAGCATCAGGTACATCCACTGCACATTTTGACCAGTCATCATCCCACTGGGGAACCTGAACCCATAGTATTGAAGCGAACATCATTAATAGAATACTTTTCATCCTTTCCGCAGTGTAGCTTTTATCATCCAAGCAGATTTGAAAGCATTTCCACACAATTCAGCCATATAGTTTTCTATATCTATTGCTTTTAATTTATGTGCAGTTGCCTGTATCTTCTTCGTCATGATACCTAGATTCTCTAAGTTTTTATAGTAAGTCATCAGCATCTCTTCTGGTGCATAGCTTTTCACATGATCAAACTTTTTGTTTGCATCCATTAAACCTTCGTGACACATAGGCAATAAGTAGTCCATTGATCTAATATATTCTCCTATGTCATCAAACTCTTCGAGATGTAATTCATATTGTTTCTTTAAAAACTTATGAACAGCCATGAAATTACTTGCTTCATAGTTAAGATGAATCAAGTGAGATTGTATTTGTAATTCATGGATGTAAGCAGCAAGACCTATAAGCGTCTGAATAAAGGAACCTACGTCATCTTTAGAAGAAGCTTTCTTTTTAGTAGGTTGTTTTTTCGCTTCAGGCTGTTGCTGGTTCTCCTGGGGCAGCGGAGATGGAATCTGATTCTGAATGGGAGCTGGTGTAAACATTAGAGTTCTTTTTTTCTTGTTCCTCTTCATATAGTCTAACTGCTTCTAGTCTATCGAAGAATTGTTCACGAACTATGTAAGCTGCTTCTTCTTTAAACTCTTGCCATAAACCTGAATAGAAACCATACATTGGATGATCTGGATTACTACGACCTGATACATGATACAGATGTCTGATGAATGCAGTTCTTTTATCTTGTTCAATTAGATGTTCTCTAACTGCTGCTTTGTGTTGAATACGTTCTTGTTCTGTCATTTGTTTACTGATAATAATTCTAAAAGAGATACTGTGCCCGATAAGATCACAATAAACTTTACTACTTTAATCATCATGTTCATCCCATGGGTCAGTTAAGTTTTTATTTGGAGGACCGAAAGCCATATAGACTCCATACACTGTTACGAAAAACAGTAATGCCAATATGATAGCGACTAGTTGACCTTGTGGTGGTAGACCAGCATAATTTCCATGACCAATCAATGGTTGTTTCTCCCATGTCCCTGGAAGAGTGTACACGGATGGTGTTGAAATAAAGTAACTTAGCATTCTTTTAGTACTTTATTTAATAGTACTAAGCAGCTTCTAGCGTTGCAACTCTTGTTTCTAATGCAGTATTCTTTGCTGATA